ATGGTATCAATGCAAATAGCTATTATTCACAATTATAGGAGTGACACGATGAAAGGAATATTTACATACATTCTGATATTCGTAATAACTTGTTGGATGTTTATCAGCTTGTTAATCAATCATCAACGACAACAAATTGATTTTATAGCTGTAGGTGATAATTTAATACATCCAGTTGTTTATCAAGATGCTAATAACGGAAAAGATTCATATAATTTCCAAAAAATGTACCGACCTATTGCTCCTTACATACAAGACAAAGACCTTGCATATATTAATCAAGAATCACCTCTAGGTGGAGATGATCGCCCATTTTCAGGTTTTAAAAGATTTAATACCCCTTCTGTAGTCGCAAAAGCTGTAATTGATACTGGATTTAATCTCATTAATGGTTCAAACAACCATTCCTTAGATCAAGGCACTAGTGGTATCAATAACAGTTTATCAACATGGCATAAATACCAAGATAAAGCACTATTCACTGGTATGTTTAAAAGTAAGGACGATTATAATAAAACACCTACCATAAACATCAAAAATACTAAAGTATCCATGTTAAGTTATACATTTGGCACAAATAATTTAACACCCAAATCGCCTTATCAAATAAAATATATTAACAAGCAACAAATCAAAAGAGATATAAAAAAAGCAAAACAACATAGTGATTTTATTGTCATTTCTATGCATTGGGGTAAGGAAGGTAGCCACAAGCCAAGTAAAAAACAAAAGGAATATGCTAAATTCTTAGCCAAACAAAATGTCGACGTCGTTATAGGTATGCATCCACATGTAATACAACCTGTTGAATGGGTTAAAGGTACCCAAAACCATAAGACATTAGTCGCTTATTCTCTCGGCAACTTCTTAAATGGCCAAGAAACAGGGACTGAAAGTAATCATTTAGGAGGCAGTATTCAATTTAAAATTGCAAATAATCATAACGACACCAAAATCTCCGACGTAAAATGGCGCTCAATCGTTAATCATTATGAAATGACTGCTCCATATAACGATAACAGTAGGCATCACTTCAAAGTTTATATGTTAAATGATTATCCTAATAAATTAGCTAATCAACATGGTTTGCAATATCAAAGAAATACTAATATGTCTAAATCACAATTACAACAAATTACGACAAATGTTATTGATAAACGTTTTTTAGACAATAGCAGCTATTAGCATTATGAACGTGTTGTTAGTGTAAAGGTTAATTATTTCTATTAACGATATTTATCCAAACTCAACAAAAAACCCGTTAAATCAACGTTTAATTACGTTAACTTAACGGGAATTCTCTATATACGGAAACGGAGTACTTTTCCAAACGCCTATTTTATAGCGTTAGAACGATTTTGTTGTCCGTTTATCGTCCGCTTATTAAAACAACCCACCTATTCATTTAGGTGGGTTTTTGCGTATTCGTATAATGCGACACCTTTTTCAAAACTCAAGTTTTCAATTTTTCTTTCGCCTCTGCGTATACGCCTAATAGATGAAGCATCAACACCAGTAGTTTTTTCTATCTCTGTTGCGCTTATATTTGAATTAATTAATTTTTTCACCATTTCTATAATCATAATTTTAGTGAACCGTTTGATCGTTTATTTTATTAAAAGATACGTTGCAATAAGCAATACAATAATACCTATTGCATAATTAAAAAATGTTCTAATTCTTATTTTAGTTAGATTTGTCATTTTTATCACCTCGATATATAATAAGGTGGAAGGGGATTAACTCCCCAACCAATATTTTAGTATTGAAGCAATGATTGAAAACCCTATGCAGTAATTTCGGAAGGTTCTGCTTTTGGTTTCTGCAATCTTTGCTTCTTTTTCTTTCCGTTCTAAACGGTTCACTGTTTCTCACCTCTCTTTACTACACTTATTATTATACAGGACAATCGTCCTTTTTGCAACACTTTTCTTCTATTTTATTTCAACTATTTCACTTAATTTTAAAGTAAATTCATCAATGTTTAATCTTAAATATTTAAATGTTATATTGTATTTAGGTGCTATTTTCAATAGTATCTAAAATATTAACCATTCACAAAAGCTCACTTTTTAAGTGGGCTTTTTTGCATAAAAAAACACAACCGCTGTTACACGGTTGTAATTATAACTTTTAAAATTAAGAAAAAAATTGAATGAGAGTATAATTAATAGTTACCCTTTTAATTTACAGTTAAACATTAAAAACAGCCAAATTAATGGCTGCTCAGGGAAAAATCTCATGTCATGGGAGTTGAGTTATAAAATAACTCGCATAACATATACCTTTTTAAATAGCATTTAAACATAAAAAAGCAACCAAATTAATGGCTGCTAAAGGCGATCAATCACTATAAAGTATTAATCAGGGAAGAAATGGGTCTAACTTCCCTTTTAATATATAACCACTTTCATAATACTTAAACATAAGAAAACAGGCACATTGTATGCACCTGTTTAGAAGAGTGTATTTTACAATAACAGAATTCAATTAGCTATTTTGTTAATACCCACTGACATCTTTATTAAAACATAAAAAAACAGCCGAATTAACGGCTGTACTTAATATATAAATTTTAATGGAAGGCGTGGAACTACCACAATGTTATATTACCCAACGATCCTATAAATAAAACACCCACCAGTTGGGAGGGTGTTAATTAATTTCTACGAAAACTCAGCCCTATATCTTTCGACACAGGGCCTACAAACATATAGTTTATTTCCTTAAGTAAAATATTAACGCACTTTCTAAAAATTTTCAATCACTTTGTTAAAAAAATTATAAACAGCGCTAAATCTTTCATCATAAATAGACTTATTTCTTTTTGCTCTCCACATGAAATCTTTTAGTTCGGATTTTCTATGCTTTTTCATTGATTCGCTCATTACTACAGAATTATATACAAAAAACATTGCGAGCAAATCATTGATATTATAGTTTTTTAATCTTTTATTTAATACTTTATTACTAATTCCTAAGTGCTTTCCATAATGAGTTATTATAGCACTTTTTTTACTTCCCACAAGTTGATCAGTTAGAACTATATTATTTAATACAGGTGTGTTATGAGCAGCTTTGTTTCTAATATTTTTCACATATCTAATAGTAGAGTTGATTTTTTTGAATTCCTTAATCCCATATTGTTTGCAGAAAAATTCAATAAACCAGCATAAATCGCCGAATTGTATATGTTCTATTAAAAACCAGATAGGTGTATTCTTTTTATATTTTTCAAAATCTAATTTCCTATATGTATCAAATTTTAAATATTTTAGCAATTTATTGTATGGTTTTTCTATGTTTCCAACTTCTTGAATATGGTTAAAGAATGATTCAACTATTTTGTATCCATCCTCATTATCAATCCTAGTCACCTTCCTAAGAATAGATAATTTAAGGGAATGTTCTATATCTAAGCACATTTTTATTATTATGTATCTAAGTTGCATATCCAAACTCGCCAAATCCACTAAGTTCTTAAAGTCAACGTATTGATGTCTTTCTACAATTTGATTTTGATAATTATTTTTTTCTAAGGGATAATTATCTATATAACTATTCAATTTAAAATAATAATTTTTGTATTCTAAGATTTCCATAGCGTCATACTCGCTTACATGTTGGAATTGAACCCCTTTAAACTTCATATATAGTATGAGCGAATTAAATGATAATGACATATTATTGCCTACCCTCCCTTTTTTATTTTAATTATACACCTCATATATAGTAAGGAAAAGGATATGAAAGCAAAAAATAGGGCAAGCACATAAGTGCCTACCCTGTATAATATGATATCTGATTTGATTATAGCATAAAAAATACCACCCATAAGGATGGCAGTGAATAATTAAACATGATAGTAGAAGTGCTCTTACTAGAGCATATTTATATTACCAAATTAAATATCTATATTCAATATAAAAAAGAGCAGACACGGAACATGTGCCTGCTCTCACTATAAAAGTAAAGTCAATAATACGTACAATATGTCCTCATGCGGAAGGACTAAAATATATTTTAGCAAAACTTTTATTTTTTCACAATACAAAAAGGCGCCGTAGCGCCTGTTTAAGTGTCTAACGAGGTGATCGTTACACTTGATTTACAATGTCAGTCAGTCTCTACTGGAAAGAGACAAAAATATATTATCAAAGTTTTGATTTTTATTCAATATAAAAAAAGAGCAGGCACGGGACTTGTGCCTACATCATTGAAAGTAAGGATACGTGTATATTATCACAAAGTTTATTTTATTTCTATATGTTATAAATAAAAAAACCACTCCGAAGAGTGGTAAATAGAGAGAAGGTCTGAAGTACCTTCTCAACACATTGTATTACACTTCAGTAAATAGTACAACGCTTATTTTAACTTATTACTCCCCACAAATCACCTAATCCATAACTAGAACTATTAGGTCTTGCTCCGTTCCATGTTCTAATTGGTAAATAGTAACGATATCCGTTCCAGTTATAACCAACCCACACATGACCATCTTGTAAACATACTTCATCATAATTCACATAGCCACCTGGTTGGAAGTTATAGCCGAATTGTGCAGTTGTAAATGGAGAACCAACTCTCGTAATAATTGGTTGATTGCCATTCGTAAATGTTGCACTCTCTGCTTTATACCATGTACCATATTGGTTTTGTTTCCAATCAGTATTTGTAGCGTTTGTAGAACCATTAGAGCTTGGTTTTGAACTTCCTTTATCAGTTGAACCTTTTGGAATTTCACCGTTGTAATATGCTTTAATTTGGCTTATAAAGTAGTCTTTCGTTTTCTTCTTAACACTATCCGGTGCCATTTGACTAGAAGAATATCCGGCATGTAATTTCATACTTCTGTGTGGGCACTGTGTGCTAGATAATTGATTGTGTAAGATAACGGTATCACTATTAACTGGAAGGTTCCATTTCTTCAACAGTCTAGCTGCTTCTTGGAATGCTGATTGTTCATTTGCTAAAAAGTCTTTATCGCTAGCACTCATTGACTGACAAATTTCAATACCGTAGTAATTTCTATTTCCATAAGCATTTGCCGTATGCCATGCGATATAACTTTCAGGTAATGCTTGCCATACACGATTGCCACTGATATATGAATGTGCAATACCAGCTTCAAGACGTTGCTCACTCGCATTAACCAATTGATCGTGATAGTTCATAGCTGTTCCACTACCTGCATCATTGTGTAATACAATACCTTTAGGCTTATATCCACGTTTACCAAGTATTATTGCTCTTGCTACTGTATCACGGTTGTATATCAACTTCTTAGGTTTTTGTTTAGATGGTTTATTAGGTTTTGTTCCTTTATACAACGGACGAATAAACCACATAGGGAAATCGTAATTGTGGACAACTCTTGTAGCCGTTTCCCAACCTTTTCCACCTTGTTCAGGTCCACTTGTCCACCCTCCACCTTGCCAGTTGTTATCTAATGATACAAATTGCATGTAGTTACCATCATAATTCCCATTTAACACGACAGCCACATGTCCATGACCAGCGCCGTAATTACTGTTGAATACAACAATGTCTCCTTCTTGAGCTTTGAAATCAACCGTATTTTCATACACAGTTCCCAAACCGTCAAAGTTATTTTTAAATGGTATATCTTTTGCGCTATCACCTTTTAAACTTTCATTACTAATATAAGCCCAATAGTAATTAGCTAAATCAAAACACTGGGCACCATACCAACCATCATAATCTAAATATTTACCTTCTAATGACTTGAGATACGCGACTGCTTCTTTTTTAGTCTTAGTAATCGTCATTATTGTATGCCCCCATTGTCTTTAATATCATGGAAAATTTTACCATCTTTATTATCTTGTGTCGCATCTATTGTTGGTGTTGTCCCTTGCTTTTTATCAAGTTTCTTTTGTTTCATTTCAATGTTTGCTTCATGTCCTTCTTTAGTCACTGGATTATCTTTATAAGCTGTATATAGCGCTACGATAGTTAATAAGATTGAACTGATGCTATCTTCATCCACCGGTATAGGACTAATATTTTTAGTCGCTAACCATTGATTGATTAAAGCTAAAATTAATACAATAAATCTCACTGCTGCACCGATTGTCATTTTCATAATTTAACCTCCAAAATAAAAAGCCGACGCTATGCGCCGACCTATTTAAAAAATATATTTGCTACTAGTCCAATGAGTGGGACGATGACAACGCCAGCTGTACCAATAATCTTGATTAGTACATCTCTGTTACCTTTCATCTCGGCGTCCAATTGTCCTTGTAGGCTTGTTATCTTTTCTCCATGTGCTTGTGTTTTATATTCTAAATCAGTCACTCGTGTACCAACTGTAGTCAATGATTCACTTATCTTTTCTAAATGCTTTTCTGACTTTTCTTGTGATTCAAAGGATTTTTGTTGTAATAATGTTTGTTGATCTACTTTATTCAAAAGTTGGTTATAACTATCTGTATGCTTTTTATCTACATCATTAATACGTTGGTGAATTTTCCCCCGTGAGTTTTCCCATTCATGACGCAGTACATATTTATCTTCTGCCATAAATATCTACACCGCCCATAAAACCGACAAAACCTAGCCAAGCAGTCATAACAACAAATTGTGATGGCGTTAACCAATTAATTGAGTTATATATACCTGCTGATGCCATAAGAAAATGAATAATAGCACTTCCAGTTCCACCGATTAACATAAAGTAATTAGAAACATTATTAATTGAACGTTTCCCAAAGAATAAACTAGCTAGAATTAAAGATGTGCCAAAAACGAGTAATAAGAATCCCCACAACCATATTGGCATAACTTCATGTAGTGCCCTGTAGAATTCACTTTCATTTAGTACTGATTCTTGGTTAATAAACCAATAAACACCTCTTATATCTACAAACACACCTAAGCCAAATAAAGATAAAGTAGCTAGCTTTTGTGGTAACTCAAATTTACCTTCCATAGATTCACCTACTTTCTATATAATAAAAACCCCAAGCTTATGCTTGAGGTTCTGGGTAATCTTCACCCGTTATTTCTTTGTATTGTACTTTATTCAAACAACCTAATTGAACGTAAGTTGCAATGTCCTCGTTTGTATAACAGTTGATATCATAAAACCATTTGATAGATTCGAATGATGGATACATATTATAATTCCCCTTTCAATTTAGCGATTTCCAACATAGCTTGTGCTTGTTGCTCTTCTAACTTTTTTATACGTTCATCCTTTTTCGTACCTTCCAACACACAGTTAGCTAATTCTTGTTGTGATTTTTGAACTTGTGCTACTGTTTTCGCTAATTGCATTTGTGTTTGTGCTAGCTGCATTTGAATTGCCGTAGGTTCATAGGGTGGCTTATTTGCTTCCCATTCTTCTTTTGTACTACCAATCCATTGATTTCCATTAAAATAAAAAGGTTCATATATCCCTTCTGGTGGCGGTGTTTCCGTCCATGCTTCCTTAGGGTAATCGTATTCACCTTCTTCATTTAGTTCTGCTAGATATGGTGTACCATCGTATAAATAAACTACTTTCATATACTCATCTCCCTCTAATCTTTCCAAGACATTTCACCGTAAGCGTAATCCGTAGATATCCACGCGCTAGAATCACCATTGATATAGAATTTAACGTTACCTGACGGTTCGATAACTAAGTAGCCACCTGCGTATTTAGTTGGTATACGAACTGGGAAAGTTTGGGCATTCTTACAAAAGCCACTTGGTAAATTAGCTATTGTTTGACCGGGTACAATGTTAGATCCATTGATTCTCAAACAACGTTCTGTGACACTACCATTTACAATCGTTCTATATGCACATTTAAAGCCGTTTCTATCCCCATATTCTGTGTTAGTAGCTGCACCGTTGATTAAGTTAAACTCAACCCAACCTGTATCAGTCGAGGTACTATCAACACGCTCCCAATCTGACCAAGTGTTGTAGAAACGTTTAACCCATATTTGTTTAGAATTATAAGGTCTGAACGTAATTCTTCTGACAACATTTTCACGTTTCTCAACGCTAGTAAAACCAGCTGTCGAACTTGCTCCAGTAATTGGAACAGATGTTGTATAGAAATTCCCTGCAGGCAAATTGTATAAGTTATCTAAATTATCACCTATTGCAATAACCTGGTAACTACCATCATCATTTGTTAACTTATATTTTTGCCAATTAAGACTATTAATATTAGTGTCCAATTGCTCCGGTGTAACGAATCCGTTATCTTCAACCGTTTTATTAAACTCCGCCACTTTTGCATCAACATGGGTAATAGCTTGGTCACTTGTCGCTTTTACACTTTCATTGGCAGTGTCTGCAGTATTTTGTATAGATGTTTTCGTATTATTTGATAACGTTGTGATATCTTCAATACTTTGTGAAACTGTTTCATCTATATCTGATTTAGATTGTGTAATGAGTGTATTAATATCTGCTTTACCATCAATCACAATCTTATTAAGTGCATCTTTCCCTTGTTGTAACACTGTTTTCATTTCTGCAACATAATCGGCACCGTTAGCGATAGCTGCTTCGATATCTTTAACTTCTTGTTCGATTCGTTGTTTTAGTTGTGAAAACATGCGAATATATTCAATTTTAGTCGTTGAAGTAATTTTATTAATCAATGCGTCTGCAACTTCAAATTTAAATTCTCTAAATACTGCGACCTCATTATATTGTGGATTACCGTCTACATTATTCACACCGATATAAACTTGACCAGTAACTGTTGTATTTGTACAAGCATGTAAAAAGGCACTGTCTAATGTGATCGTGACAATGCCTTGAAACTCATCTTCAATTGCTAATTCAATTACATCTGATACACTACCGTTTGTTGATTCAAAGTAAGCATATGCAGTTAAATTGTTCTTACTAATCAGTAATGGTCCCTTATCGTTACTCAATTGAAATCTTAATATTGCAGTATTTTCATCTAAATTATAAAAACCAACCCCTAAATCAGAGATTGGTTTTAAATAAGGTTCAGATGCAAGTTTGAATAACGCTCTTTTGTCTATTCCGTTTGTCATCGTATCACTCCTATTATTTAATTAAGCAAACGGCAACGCCGTAACCTTTTTCAGTATCAAATGGTGTAGTGATTTCTAACACACGATAGAAACCATTGTTATTATCTTTAGTACCGACCCCTTTATTAGGTTTGATATAATCATTTACACTCACTGTGTTATCAATTCGAGTGAATACTTGACCCACAAGTCCAACAACATTCCATTCCGGACGTTCACCGCGTGATAGATATTCTTCTTCATCATTTTCTTTGAAGTCTGGGTTGAGTATTGGTACTTCGATTTCTTCTTCGTACCAATTACCTTCGTCATCGTGCCATTCTTTTTTCTCTAACTGTGTGAGTGTTACACCAAATTCATCTTTTAAGTATTTATCTTTGTGATGGAACATTTGGTCACCTAATACCACACCAGCAGTGCCCGAAATAACACCAATAGGTGTATCATTTGAGTTTGCCTTCCGAATATATCGACCATCTAAAGTGACGATATAACCATTCGGTATTTCTTGACCTGATTGGGATTCAAAATACTCTGCATAGTCACCGAAGTTTTGTCCAGCTTGGATTGTACCTTTTGATTTAATATTTCCTGATACACTCCGTATTTCTACTGAAGTATTAGCACGTGAAATACTATCGGCATTATATCCCCATAACGTTACGTAGTTATCAAGTGCTTCTACACCTCGACTATTAACAATCAATTGACCATATTTACCTTGTGTTGTTTTAGATTCAAGTGAATTGATGATACCGGAACGTGAACCCCAAGCATGTGAGTTCATACCTGCACCTAATAACCAAGAACGGTCAGAATGTGCATATGAATCACCTGTTGTAGCGATTACTGCAGAACGTCTTGATAATGCACCCGACCCTGTCGAGCCACCCATAAATCCCCCACGTACTGCAGTCGGTACATCTTTGTAAACTTGTTTAAACAATACTGCACCGTTTGTATAACCTTCATGTTGCACACCGATAATTGTCGTAGTTGTGTTATACATTTCAATTGCATTACCTGTACCGTTACCGATTAAGTTTGCACCAATAATTTTAGTGTCATAAACGCCTGCACCACCCGCAATACCGATATTGTTAGATGAATGATGAATATTAATATTACTGAATGTAACTTTTTTCGGTCTGTTTGCACCACCGTAAATTTTGATATCGGCAATTGCATTTTTGAAACCTCTGATATTGATATTGTTCAACTGAACATTTTCTGCCATAAACTGAACTGCAATAGCCGGACTAGTTGAATCAAATGTACCATCACCAATAGCAGTAAAGTTATCGACCGATACATTTGTGTAAGCACTGATTGAAAGGGCTCTAGGTGTCCAACCTGGATATACTTCGTTTTTATATGGAAATAGTGAGACAATGTTTGAAAACGTGACATCTTTAGCCGTTTTAGATTTAGGGTCGGTTGCTGCTCTATGATGACCAATATGTCTAGCTACATATGAACGGTTATCTTTATGTGAGATGTGTCCATCAACCACAACCATAGATGCTGCGGATGAAGTTTCATGCGCTTTGATTTCAATTCCGCATTGATTATTAAACGTAATGTTATTTGATACCATAACGTTTTGTGAACCGTCATCAATTTCAATACCGTTACTATTACCGTGATAGTTTTTAGGATCATGCGAAACGTTATTCGTAATATTGATAAATCTACTGTGATGCGTTGTAATACCGTCATCACCATGACCAACCGATTCACAATTATTAATACGAATGAATTTACTTTCTAATTCCTCATTAACTCTTGCGCCGTCACCACCGTAATAGTAATCATCACTAGCATAAGTAATATCGAAACCATGTAATAAAGCATCAATGGATTTAATATCTTCGATATAACCATACTTAACGCCTGCAAATCTAACGTTAGATGATAACGAACCACCACTAGGCGCTGGATGATTGAATTGAATACCCTGACTCACATTCTTTTCATCAAATCTTGCTTTGTTACCGTCCACTGAATAACCTTTTGTGCCAATATATTCAGCTGTACCATCCATATCTTTATTTGTGACTGCCAATGTTTCTCTCGGTGCGTCATCTGCAAGTTTAATAATGGTAATACCTTTACCTTCACCCGAAAGAATGGACCTACTCGGCAACTTAATACCATTCTTAATTTTGTATGTTCCCGCCGTCATATGAACATGAACATTACCCGAACCTAATGCTTTTTTAAATGCTTCGTCAGAGTTTGTTTCTCCTGTTGGGTCTGCACCGTAATCGTTCACATTAACAATGCGTTCAATCTTTTTATTTAACTTCTCGTAATTCTCATCAAGTTTTTTCTCAATGCGTGAAAAGTCATAAAATAAACGGTCAGATAATACATTAAATGGTGTACCATCGACCGCTACTCTACTATCTTTTAACTCATTTATACCATCACCATTATGACCAATGACTAATTCCCTTACTTTTGCATTTAGGTAATTTAGAAAAGTTTCAACACTTACATTTTCATAATCTATTTGTCTTGCATGGTGTGCGTGTTTTTCTTCTGTACGATGATAAGCTAAATCATCTTTAATGTACTTATAGAAATTATAAATACTCTTGAAATTTTCAATAGTTTTATATCTAAATTCTTGCCCTAATTCTATAGGTAAATCAAAATATAATTTCATATTTTTATCTCCTTTTCTATTCAATCCACGTATATGTTCCATATATATAATCAGTATCACTCCATGGAGTTGTGTCTGCTTTATTCAAAACTAGTGATAATTTCCCACTAGGTCTTAAAGAGATAATTACTGGTAAATGAGTGTTTGGCGTTCTGATATACCAAGAATGAGCTTCTTGTGTTAAATCTGATGGTAAATTTGCAATTGTCATATAATCTTTTATTTTAGATAAATTGATTCTTACTGTTTTGATTTTTAAACCAAACAATTCAAAGATTCTATATGAACAATTAAACCCACCATCTCCCGATTCTTTAAATGCTGTATTAGGAACTCCTTCTAAAGGGGTGAACTCAATCCAATCTGTTGTACCTTTAGTCAAAGTATCTAAATCTAAAATATTATCCGTGCTAGTTTTAGGTAAGTAGATTTCACCCGAGTTGTCACGACAATATCTATTGTTATAACTAATCATCTAGTGTAGTCACTCCCACTATATCGGTATAATTTTCAGGTAACGCAAATGAAACACCTGAACCCGATTTATTGTTGTTTTTAATATCTCTCATCATCTTTTGTTGTATTTGCACGATGTCTGTTTTAGCATTATTGAATTCAACTTCTACAGGTTGATGCGTCAAAGGATGTGAACGTGTCGTTTTAACGACTTTCAAATCCAAGTTAAATCCTAAGGGCTCATGTACAAACCGAATCGTATTGTTATCTTTGATATCTTCATTACCTAAATAATGTGTAGATAGTTCAACAACTGGTTCATCAGATAATTGAGATTTCAAAGTCTCTAACATTTCTGATTCCTCAGTAATATTTTCATCATAAACACTTGGTGCTTGAATATGACCAAACAATTCATAGTTAGGTGATTTATATTCTGTATACGTTTTGTACTGATCGTTACCAGTTAATGTAGCAGTACATGATAAAACCACTGATTTTTCAGTGGCAACATACATTCTAGGATTTGTGTTTTTATAATCTATACCTTTCTTAGGACCTCGAAAAATAGCTTTGATAGTGTGTGCTCCTTTAGAAGCTTTCTTTAATAATGTGATTTTTTCACTCTTTGCGGTTTTACTATAACAATCATAAGTTCCAACTTTTTCACCATCTAAATAAACATCAAGCATACCGCCTTTAGACATCTTCTTTAATGTCCAAGTGATTTCCTCATTACCAAACTTACATTCAACAGTTCCTGTGTAACTCGCTCCAACTTCCTCTGTATACCAAGTACCTTCCTTAACGAACTTCCCTGAATAAGACAAATCAGCAGGTTTCTTTGCACTATAGTTCTTTGTTTCTTTATCAGTGTACTTTTTCCCAAAACCTTTGATGTAAGTCTTTAATTCAGCAGTTGATACGGACGCCTGAGCTTCATTGGTGTTATACTTATACACGAGAACCTCATCTGAACGCTCGTAAAAGCTTTTCTCAGCGTAGAAATATATCTTTTTATTGTCTGCATAGTAGATATAGTCAAATATTTCAGCACCACTTGTAATCATTTCTAATCCATTTTTACCGCTCGCCTCAGATACTGGTTTTTTATCTTTAAATTCACCGACAATTTTATAAGTGAAACCAAGAACATTATCTTTAAAAATATTATCTAAATACTCTTTCAATGAATACTTAGGTGTACTCTTATCATCTTCACCTGTTGATTCATCCGCTTCATCTTTTTCAATATAATGACCTTGTATATCCATAAATACATGTTTAGCTTGAATTTCATTAGTAACAGTACCGCCATCATGCTTGATACTCGTACTTTTAATTACATAATCTTGACCATTGTAATTTAGAATGTTTTCATTCGTTGCCATATTGAAAATATCTTCTGTTTTATTTGTTTTAACCAAAGTAAGTGAAATAGAGCGATCATCATTCTTTGAATATTCATATTTAAAAGAACCTAAGTCAAAATCAGTTACGATTTCGCCAAAGGTCCCTACTTTATTTTTTAATATTAAGTTTTCCACTCTATTCACCTACCTATATATGAAGTTAAAATCAAATTCTACAGAAGGGTTTGAAATCTTTTCACCTAATATTTCAATATCGTTATATCCAGATGCAAGTGTTAACCATTGATAGTTAGTGTTTACACCTACACGTTTTTTGTCAATTATTGGATGAACACCATCAAGTATAAGTGGTTTACTTTTACTTAATGCCACTTTATATATGAACTCATCACCTGTCGTATTGTTTTTTATAGTGATACCTTTTGGAGCATCGACTTTGACAGTGATTTTTAAATAATGACGCATGATTGGATTGATAATGTCACTTGATCCATTGAATACATTACAACCTGTCGAATTAAATTTATATTTAATATCTTGAGCATAGTGACCATTTTCAAACTGCCACTTATCCGGTTTAGTAAGCGAAAAACTTTTTGTACTCAATAATGATTCTGAATACCCTTTATAAACACTGAACTCTATTTCAAATGTTCCATATCTGTCTCCAACATCAGTAATACCATTACTTACAGGAACAACTGCATATTTCTTACCCGGCATATCTGAATGTACAACGTAATATGGTTCACGTCTGTATATTATCCCTCTTAATCTTTGTTTTAATAGATTATAGTCTTTAGTGTCCAAACCTCTATAGAAAAAACGTAAAGTTAATTTAAAAGGACTGAATGAAGATGCGCCCATAAGCACCCCGTCCAGTCCTGTAACTTCTGTCGTTTCTGTTTTGATTTGTACATCTTCTTCGTCAAAATCTAAAAAAGTAAGATTGGGGATATCGGTTAAAACAGTCTCAAAATTGTTATTAAACATTCTTACTGTTTTTTCCAACATCTAGCCCCCTTTATAATAAACCTGTTGCATATGCTTGCATGACTGAACGTTTACCTTGGTCTCGTGAAATATCTCTTTCACTATAACCTTTAGGTTGATCTTTAATATCTTGAGTTAGTCCTAACAACTGCATTAGTAGGTTATTTTGTTCTCTTGTCGCTTCTAATTGTTGAGCCATTAAATTCAACTCTGTACTATTATCATAACCAGTTTTACCATAACTATTAGAAACTTGATTTGGTCGTTTATTCTTCCCTGGATTGACCTTACTTTGTGCATACGAAATAAGTTTCATAGCATCTGTAGCACGTGCCGGGTCAAGTGGAACGACTACCTCAGGGTGACCATCTTCTGCAAGGTTATATAAACCGTTACTGTTGATTATGCCACCAGTAGCAAAACGTCTGTGTCCTCTAGGTCCCCAACCTCCACCAGGACTATAATCATTAGCCCAGTTTGAGTTATTAAAGAAAGCTAATAATTGATCATAACCTGACCAAATATTTTTGTGACCCTTAACTGCAAAAGCTTTAAATGTACTAGGTACAAATTGTAATAAACCTTTCGCAAGGTTTGCGCCACTGTTACCATCTTTAAGCGCTGATGATTGTGTTATACCAGCATCTCCACCAGATTCATGTTGAATCATAGATGCTATTCCATCAACTTGAGAATTAGATATTGATACTTTCATCTGTTTTGCAGCACGACGAATATCTTTCTTCCATTTTGAAGGTGATTTCTTACCACCGCCGCTATGTGACTTCAACCATTTAACAGGGTCAATTGGTTTACCGTTTTTGTGCATCTCATAGTGTAAGTGGGGACCCGTACTTGCTCCAGTATTACCTGAAATACCAAGTTTTGTACCTGGTTGAACTTTTTGACCATTTTTAACAAGCCATTTGCTAAGATGACCGTAAAACACATCAAGTGCTCCACCTTTTACTTGAATATAATGTCCAAATCCACCAGGCATTTCTTTAGTGAATGCTTTACCGCTAATCGTTGAATAAACTGGTTCATATATATAAGGTAAATCAATACCTGGGTGTGGCCATGAGAATGCATACCCTGGAGGTGGACCGTTTGGACTGTATGGCGTAGTGATATTATCTAAATACTTAATATATCCACCGTCACCATCGCCACCATCTAATTCTGCAAACCATCCACTAACTAAATTTTTAATACCGTTTTTCAAGCTGTCGTAAGCCCAGTTGATTGTTCCGCCCATTGCTTCGCCTTTGATATTAGAAAAATCTACACCAAAGTGTTTAAGAGCCATTTCAACTAGCTTTCCAGGTTTAGTAGCGTATTCCATTACATCGCCAATCTTCTTACCGAAAGAACTTGCTAAACTTTTAGCTGATTCTATACCATTACTTACTGCTTTTTTACCAGTATTCCATAAATCGCCTAATTTATCTTTTGCACTTGTAACTACGTCATTATGTTTTTCATGTTTTTCTTTCTTAGTTTTTTTACCACCGCCGAGAATATCAAACATGCCACCAGTACCAGTAGATAAGTGTGGTCTCAACATTTTAGATTGGGCACCGTTATAAACCGTATCACCTTTACGCAATGTAACGCGACGATTACTGCCAGCTAGTTGTTGTATACGACCATTTCTGCGACGGATAAGTTCTTTGTGACCACCTGGACCACGAGCATTACCTATTCCTTTATCATTTACAACAGCTTTAGTTGACCGTGTCAATCTTCCTTGACTATCTGTTTTGACAAGCGGGTTAGCGCCTGTACCAGTCGATAACTTAGGAATCTTTTTCTTGATAAGTTTCTTATTCATAATCTTATCAGACAATGTATTGATACCATCAATCATCGCATTAAGACCTGAAATAGCCCCGTTTGCTACGCTCTTACCAAGATTTGTAGCAACCTTTTTAAATCCAGCTTTTGCATTGCCAATGAATTCTTTAAGTTTTTCAAGCCATTCTTTACCTTTGTTGTACATTGCTTTGAAACCTTTAACAACACCGTCTTTAGCTCCAGTGGCTAGATCAACAACTGATTTTTTGAGGTTACGCCATTTCTTAACTACTGCGTCTCTCAGGTTCTGAGTGATATTCTTAGCAGTATTGTAAAGAGATTTGAAAATTCCTTTAACACCATTCCACAATGATTTAGCTACACTGATTACTGTATTCTTTAAGATTCTCCACAATTTGATAACCATATTTTTCAAAGCATTGGTTATATTTTGTAGATTCTTTCTCATACCTGAAAAATTTCCTCTTAATGCGTTAGATAACGCCTTGGCAACATTGACTACTACTGTTTTAAGCGTTCGCCAAATTATAGAAATAGCTTTTTTCAAACCATTAAAAATTGCTCTTACTACATTAGACATTGTTCGGAATGTATTAGGTACTATCTTTCTTATCAATGCAACTGGATTAGTTACTGCAAGCTTGATGTTCGACCAAACTGCCTTTGTAAACTTCCATAGTCCGTTGAAAATAGAACGCGTAAAACTACTTGTTTTAGTGAATCCAGCTTTGACGATATTCCATATTCCGCCTATAGCCCAACTGAATACTGCTTTAATTCCACCCATTGATTTAGATACAATACCTTTGATTAACCCAAGACCTAACTTGAACACACCGAATATTTTACCTACAAACCAGAGTTGGACTAAATTCCAAATAAACTGCAGAGCACCAAAGAATATGTTCTTTACACCTTGCCACATTAATTTGAAATTACCAGTAAATAGTCCGGAGAATATTTGGATAACACCCATTATTACTTTGAGCGCTCCGCTTATGACACCTTTAATTGCTTCCCACGTTGAAACAATAATATATTTGATAATTGCCCAACCAACTCGGAATAATCCTTGAATTACAGGCATAAAAAATTGTACAGTTGCAACGATTGCACCAAACACAGCTTTAAAAACTGCGCCAATTGCCATGATTATCGGTTTAACTACTTGCCACATAACAGAAAAACCAGTTTTAATATTCGCCATCGCTTGCATAAATTGCGGACCATTCTCTGCCCAAAAACTACCTATAGATTTTCTGATTTCTCCACCAAATTGAGCAAATGCAGCACCGATTGGTCTAAGTACCGCCATGACACCTGACCAGAGTAATTTAGCACCGTTGACAATTCCTGAAAAAGCAGTGTTGACTATATTTCTGAATGTCTCTGATTTTTTATAAGCCACAACAAGTGCTGTACCTAAAGCAACTATCGCCATGATAGTTATACCTATAGGACCTGTAGCAAATGTTATTGCTGCACCTAATTTAGGGAATAGTGAAGTTATACCGGCGATTATTCCACCTGCAGATTTACTAGCAACTGCAACCTTACCGACAACGCCGAGTAGCTTTCCAAATGGTCCAAAAACCATAGACACCGCGCCAGCGATTTTGCTAAATGCCAAAAGCATTGGTCCAATCGCAACAAGTGTCATTGATCCCCACAGAACAGTATTTTTAATAACACTCTGAATAGGACCAGGCAAACCATCATAAAAGTTCTTTAATTGAATTCCTTTGTTTACAACAGCAGTGAGTACATTACCAAAAGCAACGCCCCACTTTTCTGCACTTCCTTGCATACCGTCAAACATAGTAGTAAGGTTATTCATTAGTGGTTTCATCTTGGAGAAGAAACCGCCACCTTTACCGCCTGCATCTAAGAAACCAGCGCCAACACGACCAAGTGCTGCCCACATATTGGCAAGTGATGCAGTGAATGATTTCTCACCCATTTTCTTAGCTGCGCCACCAATATTATTTTCGATAGCGCTTTGTAACATCTCACTAGAAATCTTACCGTCAGCTGCCATATCTGTTATTTCAGATGCTGCAACGTTTGCCTCTTTCGCTAACCATTGGTAAATAGGTAAACCTCTATCAGATAGTTCTTGTAATTCACCATTGTAAGCTTTATTCGATGTTTGAACTTTATTGAAAATTCGTCCCATCTCATCCATACCTACACCTGCAACTGCAGCCGCATCGCCAGTATTGGTTAAGTATTGCGTTAGCTCTTTACCCGGCTTAATTCCCGCAGCTACTGCGTTTGCAGCCGTTGTCGCAGCTTCGCCCATACCAAACGATGTACCTTTAACGGCGGTGTTTGCGTTGACCATGATTTTCTCAACGTTTTTACCACTATTACCAAGTGCTGATAACTTAGCTTTCGCATTATCAATCTCAACTAGTCGAGACCAACCTTTCGCCAAAGCTATGCCACCTACTGCACTTGCAGCAACCAATGCAGGTTTGGTGATTTTACTTGTTAGCGATGAACCAACTTCGCCCATCTTAGCCGAAACACCTTTAAGTGAATCACCCATACTTGAAATGTTTCTACCAGCTTTCGTCCAACTTGAACTATCTATCTTTTGAGCTTTTTGAAACTCTTTTAATTCAGATTGAGCACTTTCTAATTGTCTACCTAAAAAATGTAATTCCTTTTCTTGTTCTGCAATACTTTTTTGCATTGCCAAACCTTCGCGACTAGATGTCTTTTGCTCATCAGTTAGTTCATTATAACTACGCTTTAAGTCACTTAGATTTTTCTGCGAAACTTTATGTGCTGCATCTAATTCTTTAACATGGTTTTTATAAGATGCTAAATCTTTTTCACCATATTGAAAGATCTTGTTTGATGCGGAGACCTCACTTTTTAAAGCTCTAAACGATTGATTAATTTGTGCAACCGTTCGCTTGATACCCATGTCTTTCATGGATAATTCTATTCGCATACTTCGAATATCTTCTGCCATTTCCTCACCTACCTTTTTAATGTGCTATCGTTATCAGATTAGAAACGCATCAATGATTGATTCACACTTGTAATTAGTAGGTGCAGTTTGAAAAGCATCAATAATGCTATCCTTTTCCACAATTTCACCCCTTTCTAATTACATAAAGGCGTCTAACATACTATCCTTGTGAGTTTTCTTCTTAGCTTCACCATTCAACTCATCAAACACAAAATAAAAAGGCATGTCTAAAACGTCGTTAACGCTTTGACCGCCTTCTTTAACCATGTCTTGAATTGTAGCTTTAAGATTATTTTTGTAATCTTCCCAACTATTAACAGTTTGCTTTTTCGCCTCTGAATTAGTCACTTTCTCATCGATTCCCTTACCACTAGCAACAAAAAGCACCTGTTCGAACAGGTAGTTAATTGCGTTTTCTAGTGGCAGACCATCGATAAGTGTTGACTTGGTGAATTGCTCGTCATATATCCTCACAACTATATCAAGTAACTGATTTAATTCATTTGTACTCGTGATATTTGTTGAAGATGAAAGAAATGACACACATTCGTATACTAGGGAGAGTTTCAAAGAGGGACGAGTGTTGAATGTTTCCCACTTTGAAGGTTCACCCGATGAATCAAACTCAGTAACAATTTCTATTGTGTTACTTTTCATCTTTCAATCACTCGCTTTATTCGTTTTTAGGAATTTCACCAGTTGAGATAAATTCAATATTTTCTTGAATAATTCTAACTGCGTCAGGAGCGTGTAAACCGTCTGTTAATTGTTCAACAGTAAATTGGTTGTTGTATAAATCGCAGATAACTTCAAACATTTCATCCATTGCTTCCATTTCTGATTTGTCTTCTAAAGATTCAAGTTTTTTAGTAGCTTTCATCAATTTACTAAATGGAATAAATGTAGGTGTTTTATACTCTTGTGTTTCAACAGTTCCATCTTCATTAACATTTGTTACTAATTCAATGCTCATTTGTTTTAATTTTGTTGTCATAATTATTTACCTCTTTTACTTAATTTTTGTTATGAGAAAAGGGGCACCCTATTTTGGGAACCCCTTATGATTTACTATTCAACTTCTTGGATTAATGCTTTGCCTTGTTTGTTTTTATCAGTGCTCAATTCTTCAATTCGTTTGTCAGAAACCTTTTTATTTGCAGGTTTAGGGAACGAATCTCCTACGTTATAAACCTTGTCTTTGTCTTGCAAATCTGTGAAAGCATGTAACACTGTAAATTTCTTTTTACTCATGGTTAGCCTCCTTCAATTATGCGCCTGCTGGTTGTTCTTCAGGTTGTTCAGTTCCACCAGTAGAACCGCCTTCAGTATTTCCACCAGTTCCAGGATAATCAACACCAAATACTTTTTTGTAGATAGCGTCACGCATCTTAGTAGAACCTTTTTCATCTCGTCCTAAGATCATCGCTTTTTTACCTTCTACACCTGGAATATCAGTAGGCATAAATTCTGCTTTAGATTGGTCTTGAGAGAACTCAACACCATCCTCTTTTGTTTTACCTTCAACCTCAGGGAATGTGAATAAACCTTTAGGTAATCCAACATATTCAATTGCACCTGATTCAGTCGTTTTCTCAAAAATAACTGAAACGTATGGTGGCGTATCATCTCCAACGTAAACTGCACCATCTTCGTCTTGTAATAGACCAAAAAGCTTAACTCTATCCTCTAATGGTAAGTGGTGGAAAGTTGATTCAACTTCAATCGTTCCGTTAGATACTGCCATCTCTGCTACTGTATTATCACCGTATGCTTTTTCGATTGATTGTTCTTTAGACACTGAAATCTCTTGTAAATAGTCGATATTTTCGACTGACGTAACTTCTTGGTCTTTGCCATGTACTTTATATTTGAACCCTTTAAGTCCTGTGAATGAATTGTATGATTTTGCCATTATAAAAGCCCCTCATCTATATATTTTTTGCCTCTAAACTGTTTAGAAGCTTGATATAAATTAAAATCTTGATTGTATTCAGGTTTGAATGAGTTAAACTCACCAAAACCCAACTCTTGCCACATGATTTTTGAAACACGTAAAATAAGCTCCCTACTAAGTAAGGAGCCATTAACGTTGTTATTCTTTTGTTTTACAAACACATCTATTTGAAATAAGTAGTCGTATGTGAGTGGGTTATTATCTGCAAAGTCTGACCTCGATGGACTAAAAATTTCATCTATCACAATTACATTACTAATAATGTCGTTTGCATTAGGATAGACAAAAAACTTGATATTCCTTCGTTCAAAATGTTTGGAGATGAGTTCGTCGTTCATGAGCGCATCTTGTATTTTCATCAAAATGTCTGTCATGTTTTATTCATCTCCCTTTTGATAATGTTGTAATATTTATCACTGTTATATCTCAATACTGTGTTCACAAGTCCCGCACCTCTTGGTCTAAAAAATTTACCGTTTTTCAAATAATGACCATGTTCGTTGATATAAGCTAATGTGCTATGATTACCACGCCAATAAATATTAGCTATCATTTCGGGTCCCACTTTATTTGGATCTCTCAAGTCAGTACCAATTGTAAGTTCCCCGGTATCTTTTACTTGATTAAGTGACGTTGCTATTTTGTTACGAATAAAGTTACCACCGGCTTGCATTGCTCTTTTCTCTGCTTTATCCATACTGGAACGACTGTACCTTTTCTGAATGTCTTTCTCTATAAGCTCTAATCCTTCGATTTTTACGCCCATATTTTTGAACCTACTATCTTAATAGTTGTTTCATCTTTAGGTGCCACATTCTTAATGTTGAACTCAGTACCTTGATACATACCGGTTTCAACAACAAAAGTGTGATACTCTTTAGGAACATATTCAGGAAAAACATTTCGTATAATCAACGTCACATTGACTGTAGATGTTTCTAAACTATTTAATTGAACATCTTTTGTAGATGGTTCGTAAATTTCTCCCCATGATTCAAATACTTTATCTTTTCCACCCATACCGGGATAAGGACTATCATTATTACTTTTATAGAAAGTGACAAAGTCTTTCATTGCGTCAACTCTCATATGGATAAGCCCCTCTCAATTTCTGTATGGTACCAAGTACACCATCCGGAACATCGTGATAATCAATGTCCGAATATGCGTATCGGTTTTGAAAATAATGGGAAGTAAGCAAGAATACACCGCGTTCAAAAATCGAATTGTCTTTGAAAAATTCTTCATTTCTTGTATCGTCATCAGGATAGACAGAATCTTTTATTTCTGATTCTGCCCACCTCATGTACATTTCTATCAAAGGATCTTCCATCGAGTGAGTGACATGCATATGCAACTTTAATTGTTCTAATGTCATTCATTACTCACCCTTTCTTTAAATTAAGCTCCCTCAGGAGTTGTTTCAGTTGGTGCTGATTCTGTAAATGAGCCTGTAACAAAGAAACCAGCTTTTTCATTAGCTTTAACAACATCGAAACGTTGAGAAATTGCTAGTAATTGACCGTAGATTTCATTGTCAATCCAACGAACTGCAGCTTGCGCACGGTCTGCAAATAACACCGCTTCTTTGATATCACCAATAAATGCTTTAGCCTCTCCAGCTTCGCCGAATGAAGTGTCAGAAACTACATATACTGGACGACCGAAGATAGTACGGCCTGATGGACTAGTGATATCTTGTTGTAAGATATATTGACCGTTTTTATCTTTTAATTTGTCTAACTCATTATAGAAAGTAGATGAAACTACTAAACTAACGTTATATGCTGGGTCAAAGTCCACATTTAAAATCGTTTTTAATGCATCTGTGCCATCTACAGTTTTAGCAGTGAATGTTTTAAAAACATCTGAAATCGCTTTGTTAGTTGTATTTAATCCGATACGTGCATTGTTTTGTGCTACTAATCCAGCTAAGTCTGGTGTACTATCTTGTAGTGATTCCTCTGAAATCGCTATTTGACCACGATAAGTTTGCACTTTGTAATCAACATCGTTGAATTTTGGTGCAGCTAATTCAGGGTTTTTCGCTAATTCTTCGACTGTATGCATTGTTTCTGTAGCAGATTCAAGCACTGGGTATGACCCTTGTGCAGTTGGCACTTTGACAATATTTGTGAATTGTTTCAAATCAATAACCGTCTCTGGTAGTGTTACTGGTTGAGTAGAAATATCTTTAGGGATAATAATATCCATGTTCACTGAAGTTACATCTTCACGGATTTCACCTTTAGAACGTAAATATTTCATGAACCCTCTTACTTCCTTGCTTTCTTGTTCATTGTTAATAGATGGCTTAATTACTTTATCCATTGATCGTTGCTCTCCTTCTACTTTATCTGCAGGTTTATCACCCTCATCGCCTTTATCATCACCTTTTAATTCCTTAACCTCTGCCTCGACTTTAGCGATACGTTCATCTAATTCTTTAATTTGTTCTAACGCGCTTTTTGCTTCATCCGGCTTTTCTTCCGCGATAGCTTTTTCAGCATTTTCAACTTGTTCAGCACGTAAAGCGCGTAACTCTTTAATATCTTCCATTTAAAAACCTCCAATTTTGCGCATAAAAAATAGACCTACTTCAAATTAAGTAGATCTAATTGCACTTTTAATAATTCAGTTTGTTTTCGTTTTTCTTCTTGTTCACGTTTGCGAAGTTCTTCTTTTTCTTGTTCCTTGATGGCTTCAATACTTCTTAAAGCAGGGGCAACATCCGTATCGTTGTATGCCGGATACGTCACGACTGATACGTCGAATAGAGATTTGATTTTGCGTAATGTTCGCTTAAATAAACCGTCATCTCTTCTTTCGAGTGTGTCGCCATCTTCATCAAGAACAAAACCAAAGCTACATTGATTAATGTTTCCTAGTCGAATATTTTCATATAAATCACGACTATACGATGTATCAGGTAACTGACAACGGAAATACAAGCCTTCATCATCAACATTTAATTTAAGTGTATCTGAAGTTGTACGTCCTAACACCTTGCTAGAATCATGGTCAATTAGACATCTAACATCTGATAAATCTGCATCTTCCAATGCTTGCGGGCTTATAGTCTCAACAAACCCACCTAAATCATTTGATAAGGTGTTAAATCGTAATGCATAACCCTCAACAATCATATTTTCATTATCAACAGCTTTGATTGTTTCTGTAGAACGAAGTTCAATATTATTCAATTTTCTCACCCCTTTCTGATGTATCAGGGTTTGGTGATTGATTATTTGTTGAAGTTTTTCTCAATTGGTAGTCGTCCGCTACATTTGCGCTAATATGATTAAGGTCAAAGCGTGGCACGGCACCCATATTATCAGGAAACGGCTCTCTACCGATGTCATATCGGTATTCATCATGCGTGATAGCGCCTTTTTCAAGTTGTGTGTTAAGTGTTTCGACATAACTATCCCAATCAATCATACGGAATGAACTACTATCGAATTTAAACTCTTTAGTGTACTGATCTTTATCTGATACAAGTTTAAAATTAAGCTCCGCTTCAATTGTTTTCATATATCCACCTAAACAATTAGTTAGATAGTCATTATTCACATCCTTTAATGAGGTATTGCTCAATTCGATACCGAATTTGGATAATGGTATTTGAAAAGCTTTAGCAATCGCTTTAGTTGGTGTTTGATTTTTGTTAATAACGTCTAACAATGAGCTATCAATTTCTAATTGCTCATAATCTAACGTTGAATCAAGTACAAGCACCTTTCCGGCGTTATTTTCACCTGCATTAGCTTTTGTAAATTCATCTCGCAACTTATTTCGCGCCTGTTGGTTTAACTTACCGTCTCTAACTTTTAATAGACCTGAATTTTGACCACCATTCGCAAAGAATTTAGTAAAAAAGTTCTTAGTAAATCGCTGAGTATTCATATCATCCTCAATAGCATCCAACACTTTCAAAGCATTGATGCCATCCAAAGTGAATGGTTTAATATCAATCATGTCTTTATAATCATAGACTGCCGTTCCACCTGTTGAGTTAATTTCATAGTAAAAGTTACCTTTTTTATCTTCTTTTAGCATCACATTACTGGTTGGAACGTGATAAAGCTCTGTAACTTGTGAACCCTTTCGTTCAATCTTAATAAAACCATGCCCTGTAAGTAGCGCGTTCATCATCACAATATATTTCAACATATAACCATTCATATACGGATTCGGCGTTTTGTTTAACAATAATTCCAGTCTGTCTTTATCTTTATAAACACCGTTATCTTTAACCCTGATATCCAACTTAGCAATATCACGACTTAACAACGTTACAGCCGTCCATAAATCGCTATTCCTAAGCGCTTTGTACTCGTCGTAACCCATAAGTGTCAAAGGTATAGAATGCGTTGGAAATGCACTAAAAATAGTGTCTCCTGCTTGTGTAGAAACATTTGTGTTTCTAGTTTCATAAAATATTCCCATTAGTTTTTAAACACCCCATTCCACGCTTGAATTTTTATTGTGGTGGTTGCGGTTTTTCCACCACGAGAATTAAAGCAATTGTTATTAACGTCGCACCTGTTACAATAAGACCTGTCACAAGACCCCATTGAACATAACTAGCAACGTTTACTAATGCTAATCCAATTAAAAAGAGCAACGGTATCATATTACTGATAAGCGCTGCTCCAATGAGTTTTAATGTATTCATTTTGTCCTCCTAGAATCCGAAATCATCGGATAAAATCCAATCTTCAAGATCATTATTAAATTCATGCGTCATCGCAATTGAATAACCGGTAGTTAGAGCAACTAAAGCATCTATTTTGTTTCTGTTAGTCATTTTATCCAATATTATGTTTCCGTTATTATCAGTCTTTGTTATAGCATTATTAATAGCAAGGTTTAAATTAGGATTATCATTGTGTTGTATTTTCTTTTCAAAAACATCCAATTTAAATTGTTTCAATGCAGGTGATAAATTTTTATAATTTTGTGTAACTTCAATTAGTGGATATTCTGTTTCATTTTCCAATTTAGATATAACTGCTTGGGCATTCCATGGATCATACATAATGCCTTTTACATTCAAATCATTCATATCTATATACTCTATTAACCACTCGCAAACTTGCTCGTAATTTATTATTCCTGATTGGGTATTAGTTAAGGTTGCCATATCAGTTTGAACTAACTTCATATAATCAATTTTATCTCTTTTTGATTTTTCTTCTATAGAGTTTTTAGTTCCAACAAACACATGTGAATCAACAAAAAATTTATTATTTTCTAACGGAAATATCATTCCTATAGCTGTAAGGTCATCAGAACGGCTTAAATCTATTGAGAGATACACTGTAGAACCTTGAATATCTATTTTTTCATCAGTTATACATTTATTCCAATCTTGCAAAGCAATATATGTTTCTTTACTTGATTGTCTCCATAAATTGAAGTTTTTAACTAATGTTCCATTTATATCTTGCTTTTGTATAGCTTCGTTCAGATCACTTTTTAAATTTTTCATTAAAGTAGGTCTAATTTTATCGTTAGCCAATAAAGGATTAGATTTTTCATAACTACTTTCATCATATATCTCTTTTTCACTATCTTGTTCCGCAATGAAAGTAAAATAAGTATCATTTTCTTCTTTACCTTCTAAAACTTTCGTCAAGTAATCATATTCTGTTTTCATCGGTCCATTTAAATTGAACCCTGCCGTACTAATAATGATATTCATAGGATTATCCAAAAGAACTTGAGAACTTTTAACAACATCATAAACTTTTGTATCAGATGACGCATGAAACTCATCTAACAAAGAATACGATATTTGGTAACCATCAAGGTTATTAGCTTCTTTAGACAATGGTTTGATTTTACTTCTATCTTTCAAATTTATGATTTCGTTTTTACTTGGAATTATTTTCACACGACTTTTAATTTTAGGTGACTTTTCCATGATTGCCTCTAATTGCGTTTTCATCATATTCCAAGTAATCGACGCTTGTTCTCTGCTTTGTGCTGAACTTGTAATCAAACGTTCATTCTTTGGATTAGTACCATATAAGAAGTCATACAACCCCAATCCCGATATAAGGATAGACTTACCATTCTTACGACTCATTGACACATAAGCCTTTGTAAAACGTCTGTTACCTGATTTCGTTTTCCACCCCATGATTGAACCAACTATGAACCTTTGGAAATTTTCTAATTCCATTAATTCACCTGTACTAGGATTAGGTAACATTTCTAAGAATTTGATTACTCTATTTGATTCTTTGATATCAAAATAATAGTCTTCACTATCATTTAAATACTTCAAATGTCTTTCGCATTCTTTTTTCACTTTCCAACTGGCTACAATATCACCTTTATAAACCGACCTTGCATATTCAGTAACTGGATCTTTTATATTAGTCATTCAACATGTCTCCAAATTCATCCTTTTCTTTTTCATCCTTTTTATAACCTAACAATTTAATTCTAGAATCGATTGTCATTCCTAATTTAGGTGCAATAGAATTCATAATGTTAAACGAATCGACTTTAACCCTATGCCAAGGGTTCACTTTTGAACCTCGTTCAGTAAAAGTTACCGTTTCACCACTTTTCAATTCCACTGTGGCTCTTTGATGGTCAGAATATGCCTGGCAATATGCCGATACAAGGGCTAAGTCGATACTTTTTATTTGTAATTCCTGTAATAAAGGATATATCCGTTTGTATTCTTGCTGTGCGGTAGCATCTAGCCAATCAGGAGGAGTTATTTCCAAAGTTTGCAAAGTATTCATCGCATTTTCTGCTGTTTTTTTAGTTTCCTGCTGTTCTACAGTCAGATGTCCTTTAGATTCTGATAACAATTTCGAATTTCTTCCCACGTTTTCTCTCCTTTCACTAATATATGGTTAAATTCTCCGCGTTTTTACATTCGTTTTTAGAAATTTTCTCGAAGAAGAGTATCGGGTCGGGATTCGTCCCGGGTAGCAACCAGCCGTCAAAACGCTGTACCCCTTGGGAGAGTAAGAGTTTCGCCGTTTCGGCTTCCTGAAAGGATAGCCGGGAGTGAAAACCCTAGAGCCACAAGGGATTGAGCCGTCCCATATTTTTGGTACAAAGTTATGAATTCATCTCTCCGATAATCTTCTTTGTTTCTCTCTAATTGTCTTGATGTTATGACATTTATGACACAATGGTTCTAAGTTATCTATGTCTAACCTCTTATCGAAGTCATCTCTCAACTCAATGATATGATCTACCACATCTGCTTTGGTGTACAAGCCTTTGCGTAAACACTCTTGGCACAACCAGTCATGACGCAACATAGACGAATGTCTTGCATCTTTCCACTCTTTACTTCGATAAAACTTTCTATATATTAAATCTCTTTCATATCTAAATGAATCATAATTCTTTTTATATTCATTCTTTATTTCTTTATGTTCATCACAATAACTTTCATTGAACTTAATTAAATTATTACAATTAACTTTATTACATTTCTTTAATGGAATTGTATTCACTTCTTTCATATAACAAATACAATCATTTCATTACTCAATAACATTTAAATAATCTTTCATCATATTTGTTTATTACTTTGTTATCAAAGATAGAACAAAAGATTGTATTATTAATTAACATCACAATGTTCTATCAATGAACTACAAAGATATATTATGTTGTGTTCTTACCATTCAATGTATATGTGTTACCCACATCTATCTCTTAAACTGATCGGGTCTTATAGTGGTAAGCTATCAGGTAGTAGGATATAACCATATGGTCAATAACCCTACACCTATATAACGCACCTATTCACCGTCCACCTCATAAGCCTATGGTATTAATGTGTGTCCTTATCTTTGTGGCGTATGAATACGTGCATATAAAAAGACACACCCGCAATGGATGTGCCTTGATATGTATGATAGGTGAAACCTTTTAGACTTCCTATCGAGACCGTAACTGGTATCTCCTAATTGGCATACGTTCCAATCAGTGTCTTTTAGTAACTTTCTGAAATGTCATAAGGGGTCAATCCTAGCAAGTAGCGACCCAACACCAGCCAACTATCATATGGTTTAGTTACAAGGTACTTTATGTAACACAACCACTACTACACCTTGTATTCGCGACTACAAAGTATAGCTTATACGGTTGCGTGCCATATTTGCAGTTTCTATCTTACTGCCAAAGTCATAGTCTTATACTACCTTCAGACAAGAAGCAAGCCCACTATGGCGGGGTGAAATTACTGGTAAATGTTTCAACCAGCTTGTTTAATATAGTATTCTTTATATAACCAATTATCATACATTGCTATATGCAATCTTCTTACTTTATCATATTATCACGTACGATAGCGCCCATCAATACGTCTAATGTGCGTTTTTAATAATACGCCATGTAATCTGCCAACATCATCAACCACTTATCACGTCGTCTACCAAGCGTACGTCTACTGATAAAAAATTCATCAGCTATATCATCCCATGTGTATTCCTCGCCATCTTCATTCCAATACTTGAGTTTCATTATCTCAAAGGTTTCATCACTCACGTTATCCAATAACTTATCAACACTAGATACAATATTGTCCAAGGCGTTGTATTTCTTATCACTAAACTTCTTCAATGTCTCACGTTCAATTGGGTTCCCTGGTATGTTTGATTTACTTGAACCAATATTCTCAGGATCATGGTTCTCTAATAATTCATATCCTCTGAACCTTAATTCTTTACGGTAGTGTTTTATGTTTTTGATGTACCCTTCAAGTTTCTTGATATCATGACGTTCTAATGTTTGCATCAAATACCTCCAGTTACTTCTTATCAATATATGCCTGTATATAATTCTTCAAGTGTGCGTTCTCATATCTAAGGGTAGATATTAAATCACTCTTTATACTATTCGATATGATTGATATAAGTGCTATTAGTCCCAATACTATTGCTGTTATCATCCACATTATTTACTCACCACTTCCTTGAATAGAACCAAATTCCAAAATCATTAATACTGCTTGTTTTTCAGATAATCCATATCTCTGTGCTATTTCAACCATTGCTCTGCTTTCTTTGTTTGACATCATCATATTTCTGCTAAAAGTGTATGCCATATCATTGGCGATAGTTTCTTCTATTTCATTATTTAAATTGTTTTTCATATTAAAACTCTCCCAAATTGTATGCTCTAAGTTTCATTCGATCAGCTTGTGATTCTATTGCTCTTTTAGTTACTTCATAATCCTTAGGGGATTTATCCACCATGTCATTTGTTTGTTTACGACAAATAATTTCGTATGTGATTTCTTTTGATAACTCGTATAAAAATATAATTAATAGTGTTTTTAATATTCTCATTGGTTTCCTCCTAGAAAAATAATTGAGTACCCAGCCCCAAAATAAATCCGATACCTGCTAAAAGTGTTAAACTATCTGATTTATGTTGTCCTATTTTAAAATGTTCTTTAATAAAAGATTTACTCATAAGTATTTCTGTAGTTAATTCCTTATAGTAATACGTGTTATCTTTAAATACTGCAGGATGTTTTAAACGTTTGATCTCTACAAAATCACCAGGAAAGAAAACTTTACTAGGTGTTCTAGCTGTTTTCACACATGTGTATTTCATTGGTCGTCCTCCGTTTCCATATTCGCTTTAAGTTTAAATTTATTAAGCTCTTTCATAGCTACTCGTAATTCTTTCGCGGCACGTTCTACCCTCTTAGTTAATAACGTTAGTTCATTCATATTTTCTATGTTTAATGTTGCTTTCATTTTACGTTTAATCATCTATTTACTCCCCAATCCTATAATATCTGTTCTAATCTTCTTAACCTCTAAGTCATAATGCTTAGCGTATTCAACAGCCTTATCGTAATCCTCGTACAAACGTGTCCTTTGAACATCAGTAGTAGTCATCAACGTATGTTCGTATGGTTTGTTAGCGTCGTGTATAGTTAATATATCCTCGAACATGCGTCCTTTATAAGTTAGTACATAGTAGTATTTACCTATTTCCATATTCACTCACTGTCCTTTCTTGGTGGTATTGGTGCTTTCTCTGGCTTAGGTGATAATCTACCAGACTCTGCTTTACGATAGGCCTCAGATTCATCGTCAAATTCTGGTGGTTGATAATTCTTGGTTATAACAGGTCTTAATATAACTTCACCCATTGCTATCTCCAAAGCCTCTTCCTTGCTCTCTGCCTCAACAACAGTAAAAGTTTCGTTCTCTCTAGCTTTGGTAACGTGAGTGAAAGGTGTGCCGGTTGAATCGGTTAGTGTGCGGATTAAATACTGTGTCATTTCCCTAACACCTCTTTAACTTTTTGTAGTATGTCTTTGGTATCCTGTACTTCCAAACCCTTTTTCTCCTCTTGCTGTTTCATTGCTAAACTCCTTAACTGTCTCTAACTCTGGTGTCCATATTGGTACGACAACTAACTGTGCTAGTCGGTCGCCTTTGTTTATTTGGTAACAACCCTCCATAACTAAATTCTCATCTGTTTTAGGTCTTTCAATGTATTCGCCATCTATTCCAATAGGTGACCAATGAAAGTTATAACTATTCCAATTTTCTAATGATTCCATATCATTCTTAACATTAATCTTCATATGACCTTGAAATCCCGCGTCAATCTTCCCTGTCTCAACTACAAGATGTGTCTTACTACTCACACCACTTCTGCTTGTTAATAATCCCACATATCCTTTAGGTATATTAACTGCTAGATCAGTAGCAATTAATGCTTTCTGTTGTGGCTCAAGTATTACTGTTTCTGCTGCGTATATGTCATAACCAGCGCTTAAATCATCTGCTCGTTTAGGTTTAGTTGCGTTGTCGCTTAGTAATTTGATTTGTAGTTTAGTCATTTTGTTTGGCCTCCAAATATTTCTCGATTACAGATTCGACATCATGCATATAAGATTCCGTATCATCGTAATAACCTGTAATATCTGACTGTATTTCTATTTTTCTAATTGCATCAAACGCCTTAGCTTTGCGATAAACTTCTTGAACTTCAATAGACATATTGAAATAACCATTACTTTGATAGTCCACACCCATTTGTTCTAACTCACTTATCACATCATGTTCATACTCATACGCCATCTAATCACGCTCCAACCTATCAATATAGTTAACTAATGCGATATATCTATCTACATTCGGATTAGCTTCTGCTTTTTGGCGAATGTGGTCGGTTAGGGCGGTATATAATTGTTTCCAATACCTCACTTCTCCATCACAAGCCATTAACTCGTCGTGTTGGATTTGACCATTCAAATCCATATTTCTCGCCCTATTATTTAGATTTTCATTAGTAGCTTTTAATTTCTCATTCTCACGTTCTAACCTTTCGTTTTCTGCTTTGTATTGGTCACGTTCACTTCTAAATCGGTCTACTTCAGTTCTCAATGCAACTATCGTTTCACCTAAATTTATTAATCCCACTCGCCATCACTCCTTAATCTAATATAAATATGGGTCTGCAACTCAAGAAGTTATCTATTGATTCACAAACATCCCAAAACTCTTGAAAGGTTAACTCTGTTGCTTCTTCTGGATTTTTTGTACCAAAAACTGCATGTTTTCCAATCATACCTTTGTAAAAATAAGGTTCTCTTTTTTCAGGGTGTATCTGCAATAACATCATCTACTCCACCAGCTTTCCGTCACGCCAAATTAACACTAGTTCTCTGTCGTCGTTTTCAATGTAAAAATGAGTTACCTCTACGCTTTCGGGGTTTGCAAATAAAACTCTATTAATACTCTTATCATCATGTCCTACATAACGAGATGCTTCGTCTCCCTTATCATCGTGTTTCCATCGTTCTATTAATTTAGGTAATACAGTATCTTCCGTAATTTCATCCGCGACTTCGACTGTGAAGTAGTCATCTGAACTAAATTGATGTACACTACTAAATTCTGCACGACCCGAAGTGTTAAAATGCACGTTTTCCATTCGAGTCTCACGAGCATAGAATGTTTCACCTTTTATCCCGTTCTCCCACGCGTATTCAATCAACTGTGGTAAGTTTAGTTGTTTCTTAGTTTTGATTTTCATTGATCTATCTCCTTAATACCGTATTCATCTTTCATAACAACTATGTTATTTTTAACTTCTTCTAAAACTTTCATTTCTTGTTTTAAATCTTTCTCGCTAACATTGGGACGTTGTATATACATTTCTAAAGCGTGTTTAATAATGTGTTGGCGTTTGTAGTCTTTCATTCCTTAACTCCTCCATTACTCTACGATTCCGTTTAATATCCTCACGTGATACTGCCACAATCACACTATGTTCATTCACATACTTTAGAAATCCGTTTACTCGGTTTTCTTTTAACATCCTTGCAACTTCAACGGAATTCATCCCGTTTGTGTTTATTTTGTATTTAACATCTACTGTGTTGGATAGGATCATGATATTTTATATTTCTCCATTACAATGTCATACTTCTCAACAAACCTATATCTGTCTTGATGCAGTTTTTGACTCCACTGTGTATACTCGTCCATAAATTTAAGTTGTTTCATATAATCGCTAAACTCAAATTGTGCTAGTTCCATGCTGGCTACTGATTGCCAATATCTGCTTGTTCCTACTTCTGCGTTATAACTTGTGTTGCTTGCTTTAAGGAATGACTTATAACTCTTATCTGCTAGTTGCAATAACTTTTTAACCACAACATCTGCATGAATCGTTAGTAATTGTTCTGCATCCATCTACTTCACATCCCAATTCTCAAATGCACGCTCGATGTACCATTTAGCCTTAGCAATATCTTCTTTGCCATTCTTGTATGGGGAACGTGCTAAATACTTAATCGCATTGCCAATGTGATAAGCTACATTAGCGTTGTAGTGTTGTGTTACCTGCTCTATAAAATCTATGACTTCTATATCACCGTAGTTATAATGTGATGGATGATTGACTGTGTCGTTACGCTTAGGTTGTTGTACGTCGTTAGATTTCTTTTGGTCGTTCAATATTACTTTTGTAGTAGCACTCAATCTTTCTTCACCACTCACACTTTCAGTAATACTTTCCATATGATCTTGCCAATTATCAAAATAGTTTTCATCTGTAACTGTGTATAGATTACCGACCGAATCAATCACTGCCTTATTCTTATCATCGTCATCAAACTCTAATTCAATTACTTTACCTACAACTGTTATCCCTCCACTGTGCTCGCTCTTACCTAAGTCATACACAATGATATATTCACCTTTGTTCAAGTCTCTGATTTTCATTTAATGCACCGCCTTCGGATAAATACTTGTTTTCATTAAGTACTCACACCATTTACTACGTTCATGTTTTTGAGGTGTACCATCGTATAGCCATGGACGCTCACTCTGCTGCTTTTCTTCCAACAGATTGCCATACGCATTTCTTTCTCGTTCTTCTCTTTCTAGTTCCTGCACCATAAATCTATAATCGTCTAACTTCGTACCTTGAGGGACATAGCAAGCCTCTTTTACCGTCCAATTATATTCAAGTCGTTTTCGTATTTGAGACTTACTAATACCATTTAGATTAGCTTGCTCCATATATTCATCTGGAAACTCATATACCTTATCTCTAATTCTCATCGTATTTTCCATCAGCTATATCTCCAATCCATAATTTTTACTTTGTCAAATTCAATAAATTGTCCGTCTAGATAATCATTCTTATGCAATTCCATATCTCTATCGATTGCTTCTTCTATATTGTGATTTTCGTAATGATCATACACGGGTATTTCTACTTGTCTTTCAAATGTTGCGTCATAACGGATTGTGATTGTTTCCATTTTCATTGTTCATCACCCTTTAGCTTTCTTTCGCTCACGTCTCACCTTGTTCAATTCTTCATATGTTATCCAGTCTTTACCTGTGTACTTAGGTGCTTTACATATCCAAGTTAATTTCACATCTTGATATTTGTATCTAAATAACTTCGCCTTTAATTTAGCTGTTTCAGTGGCCATACCTTTCACATCTATAACTTCAATTAACTTTCCATCATTCCACAACGCAAAGTCTGCAATATATTCAGCTTTACGTTGTTTACCAAGTTTAGGAATCAACTCATATCGTGGTTGCAATTCGATATAATCATAACCATCTATAATTAATCGTTGTTCTAAGTACTTGTAGTATGCACATTCAACTTTGCTATCGAATGTGATACCTTTATACTCAACTTTCTTTGCATTGTATTTACTCATTCAGCCACTCCTATAAGAAATCAAATATGTTTGTTTCTTCAATTCGGTTTAGTTTGTGTTCTGATTTAAAATTCTCTAGCTCGTTATCATTCATTCGCAGCATGTCTTTTTTAAACCAAACGATATTCTCACCATCACCTAACGGCTTTACTGAACCAACATCTTTGCCTTTGGTATCTACCAATCTATATTCGTCCATCTGTCTGACCACTCCATCTCATTGAATATCAATTCTTTGTTATCGTCGTATGCGTCAAATGGCGTTATAAGCCTTTTATTAATCAACCTCTCTGTCGCCCAACCTAACTCAAGTAAGTTAGCTCGAATGACTGTATCGTCCTTGTATGTCTCTCTGTATAGGTATCCTAGTAAGGTTTGAAACTGTGCTATATTCATCCGTAAAACCTCTGTGATTTCTTGTAAAATTCAAGCTCAACTGTTCCTGTTTCACCGTCTTTGTTTTTAGCAACGTTAAATTCTATATCAGATTTTCCGGTTTCGTGATCTTGCATTGATTGGTCGTAATAGTCATCACGATAAAGTAGGAAAATCATATTAGCGTCTTGTTCTATGCCACCTGCTTCTCTTAAATCACTCATCATCGGACGTTTGTTATTCCTTGATTCAACACCTCTACTTAACTGAGAAAGGGCTATGATGACGCACCCTGTTTCTTTAGCGATGATTTTTAAATCTCTTGATATCTTTTCAACTTCAAGTCGTCTATCTTTCATTTGCACATCAGATTGCATGAGCGTTAGATAGTCGATAAATATTACATGTGGTTTATCAGATTGCGTCATTGCTCGTTCTCTTATATCTTGTGGCGTAATTTGTGCAGTATCTTCAATTCTTAAATTGCCATGCTTTTTGATTTGGTCTATTGCGTCCATAACCTTACTCGTATCATCATCACTTAGTCCGTCTGCTTGTTTGACTTTGTGTAGTGGAATGTTGGTTATACTTGATACAAGACGCTCAACGATGTTGTTACCACCAGTTTCTAAACTGAAGAATGTGGTAGGATATCGCTTTAGAACAATGTTCCACATGATGTTTAATGCTAGTGCTGTTTTACCTGTACTAGGACGACCAGCCAATACATTCAACTGACCTTTTTCAAACCCCATTATCTTGTTATCAATTGATTTAATACCAGTTTTGATAAAGTCTTTAGGTTTGTCAGATAAGATGTTATCCATTACTTCCATTAAGTAATTATCTGTTGGGTTCTCTTTATCTATCTTCATATCATCCAATATCTTTAGTTGCTCCATGAGATGTTTAAAATTACTCTTACTAGGCATTGATTGATATTCTGATGCATGTCTTATTGATTCTCTTAGTACATAGCTTTCTAGCAAGTTAAGTTGGTCTTGCATAAAAAACATTTTGTCTGTACCGTTTGAACTGTATATCTTGCTTAGTCTGTCTGTAGAAATGAATGTTTTATCTTCTCTGCTCTTGTAGTAGATGTCAGTTACATCAACTTTCCCTGTATCCAACGCATACTGTATAAAGCCTTGAATATATTCATCCGTAAACATTTGAGGTTTCAGCTTTAGTTTTCCTAATAGAGATGGATGGTGCATAAGATTAGAGACGATTGCTTCTTCGGTATTTAATACATCTATATTAGTCATCGTCATTCATCCACTCACTTTTCATCTTTTGCCATTTCTTTTTTAATTGTTCTCGATTCTTCGCATATTCAGGATCATGTTTCATTCTGTATTCGTGTGTTTCTTCTTCGGGAATTAGTGATTCATTAACTAGTGTTGGCTTACTATCCATAACTTCTGATAATGAAGGTTTATACTTCTGTTCACGAATGTACTTTTTTGTTTTGTGTAGTGTTCTGTCATAGTCTGCATACATCATTAGTTGTTCAAGCCATAATTTAGTTTTTAAATCATCATTAGCAAAATTCATATTGAAGGCTGAATCAATGAGACTAAGTATTGTGACTGCCTCTTTTTTAGTCATAGTCATTTGTCTAGCCCTCCTCGTTCATCAACTTGTCAAAGAAACTGTTATTATTAGTTTCTTGTTTCATTTCTTGATTAAGGTATTTATCAAACTTATTACCGAACAATGTAGTAGGTTGTAAGTATGGTTTCATATCCTCAATGTTTATCCATTCATCTGTTTTAATGTCTATTACTCTAATAAAGTCGTCTTTTGTATATCCTTCATTCATACGTGCTTTTATTAGTTTCTGATTCGCTTTTGATTTATGACTGTATCTTTTACCAGTCTTACTATTTAAATAATCAATAATTTCTTTGTAAGGAATAAAGTCGACTCTACTATCATTCTTAGTTAAATCATTATTAGTAAAGTCATTATTAGTAGTGTCCGATTTCGCGAATACCATTTTCGCGTCTTCCATTTTCACGTCTTCCATTTTTCGAACCCCATGCTTTATTGGGTATTCATGCAGTGTGTAATCATAGCCATCAAAGTCCCCGTTAGCCTTTCGACGTTTTTCCCTCGTCATATAACCTTTGTCTAACAATTCATTGATAGTGGTTCTGACACTAGCTTTTCCATCTGTAGAGACTTTTTCTAATTGAGTTTGATAGATTTGCCAATCATCAGGTTTAGAAAATAAATAACTCATTATGCCTTTAGCTTTCCATGAGAGCGTTTCATCTTCGACATAGAATTTACTAGCTATAAAAAACTTCCCTGTAGTTTTTTCTGTTCTAATAATTCCCATCAACTATTACTCCTTTCAGCATTTTATTTAATCTCTCGTCAACGTCCACCCATGAATTTTCAAGATGATACTTCTTATTGAAACTATCCATGCCCATGTCGTGTTGCTCTTTATGATGAAAGGAACATAGTCCTAATACTTTGTTATTAAAATGTTCTATCTTGCGTCTGTTGCGTCCACGACCTACCGCTTGATAATGTGCTAGCTCTGCATGTTTGCCACATATAACGCACTTTCTCTTGATAGTAGCCATGTATAAAAACGTTCTGTCATTCTTGATTAGGTCACTTGTTTTATATCTGAGCGGGATGTTGTTCTCGAATATCCATTCAATCGCTACATCTATAATTTGACCTGCTACTTTTCTAGAACAATCAGCAAGTGATATGCGCTCATCATAGCCATTTGTGACGCGAACATATTCTTGGAATACATTCCTCATATAATCTTGTGGCGTGCCCGTATGAGCTTCTATATCGTTCACAAGAGCAAATACTTTTCTACGTTGTTTATCTGTTATTTTGTATGGGTCAACGACTGCTACATCGCATTCAACTTCAAGTCCGTTGTCTAATAGTAAAAAGTCTTTGTTAGTAAGTGTTACACCCTCAATGACGGCAGTTATTGTGCCATCATCTTGTTGGATGTAGTTTTTTATTACCGCCATATAATCACACCTTAAAACGGTAAATCGTCATCTTGAATATCAATTGGTCCATTGGCATTTGAAAAAGGGTTATCATTCCCTGAACGCTGATTATTTGTTCCTGTTTGTTGTCCTTTAGAGGTGTTGTTTGCCTGTCCGTTGTTTTTTGGTTCTAAGAATTGAACACTGTCTGCGACAACTTCAGTAACGAATATTCGTTTACCTTCATTATTTTCATAACTTCTTGACTGAATACGACCATCAACGCCAGCCAAATTGCCTTTTGATAAGTAGTTATTTACATTTTCAGCTTGTTTTTTAAATACAACTACGTTTATAAAATCAGCTTCACGCTCTCCTTGAGCGTTTGTAAATGTTCTATTAATAGCTAGGGTGAAGTTAGCAATACTTATGCCAGATGGCGTCGTTCTAAATTCTGGATCTTTTGTTAATCGTCCTACTAATACAACTCTGTTTATCATAATTATTCGTTCTCCTTGTCTAATTGTTTTAGTCCTGCATCTAGTTTTGCGTTTGCTGTTGCCAAATCTTTGCCACTTAATTTATTAATATTTTCAATTCGTAACCAACGCATTGTTTTTTCCAATGTTGCATCTCTGCCTTTTTCTTGTGAAATGCGTACAAATTCGGCTATTTTATCTTCTAGCTCTTGTGCATCTTCATTACTAGCATTCGGTAATTCTTCACCGTTGTAGATGTATAGACCTAAGCCGTGTAATGCTGCCGCTTTTACAAAACATCTTTTCTGTGCTTTGTTGATGTCGAACGTAGTGGCTTGACCTTTAGATAATGGTTTATTTTTAAAATCTAATACTGGTAGCCATTCTGATTCGGTAATACCTTTTAATGTGATTGATACTTTTACAAAATAACCTTCCGGAGTTGCTAGATAAGGTACAAATACTTGGTCATTTGCTATATCCAGGTGTGGAAACTCATGTATCTTTATTTCATAGTTAGGGTCAACGTTTTTAAGTTGTTCATGTGCATGTGTCCAAGCTAAATAGTTAAAGCCATTCTTCTTTTCAACATGATCACTTACGTTTAAAGTGTTTAACTGTTCGAATAACGTTTTTTCACTCATAATCTATCTCCTCGTATTTATCTTCTTCTATATGTGTATGTTTAATCGCCATGTGATACGACATATCAATTGTCACTTCATCTAAACCGTTAAACTCCCTCGCTCTACTAAACTGTGTTGAGTAGCTAATTTCAGGGTTACTATCACTAGGCTTATTAGTGACGTATATTGGCATTTCTCTGTGTCTGATTAAATATGTCACTGTTTCTTTTGTCATTGACGAAACACCTCTATCCGTGTATATTTAAGTTGTATATTTTATAAAAGTCATGACTGTTAAGCGTTGGCGCGCTTAGCGGTCTTTTTTTCTGCATAATATGTGTTCCAAAATGCGTAACTGCCGATGTAGCTTGCAATCGCGAATACGACACTGTAATGAAAATCAAAAGTTATCATTGAAAAAATCATTGTGCTTAGTACTGCAGTTGACCATGCTAAAATGTGTCTCATGTTATCTCTCCTTAAAATTTTCTTTTAGCTCTCTCTTTAATTTCTTCATCATAATCTTCTAAAAATTGACGCATTTTCTTTCTGTTAAATAAATATTTACCTTTTCCATCTGGATTTGGAAATTGTGAAAACGGTGCTATCTTTCTTTTGAAATAATCGTCTTTAATGATGTTGTCGACTATCCATGCTTTTGTAGTAAGATACGTTTCTGCTACTTCTGTTAATGTCATGTTAATAGGTTTATTATCGATAAGTTCTTGGTATTCTACTTTAGAGATGATTATGTGCGTTTCCGGTATTGGTACAGTCACGTTAATTGTTTGTAAATCACTCATTCCATTTCCTCCAATGCTTCGTTATCTATTAAGTCGAACTCATTTTTGTATTTTGCATACCTTTTATTATTTTTGCTGAATGATATACCTGATTTATTTTCATCAACTTCATTAGTAGGAATTATCCAAAATGATGTTTTCTCTCCTTCCAAACCAACGAATATGAAATAATCAGCCGTATTTCTGTATATCTTTTTAGTACGACCACATTCGAGTATTCGTCGGTTTTTTGATGCGATGTTCCCGTTTTCCGGTCTTTCAGATAACGCAAAATTAAATCTATTGTCCTTTGTTAACTTCGATGTTTTCACTTCTATTCTTATTTCATCATTAATAAGTAAATCGTATTCTGCTAACTTTGATTCGTCGTTCATGTCAACAACATCAAAGCCTAAATCTGTTAATTTAAAAATCGCTTTTAATTCACCTTTACGACCTGTTGTGATTGGCGTTTTAATACCATGATATTTCCTATACTGCGTAATAGTTGAACGCGTCACTTTGAATATGCCTGCTATCTCTTTGTCCGTCTTACCTAATTCGTAAAAAAGATATTTAATCATTGTCTTTTTGATAAAGAATCATCCTCCTGCTTCGTTCCCTTCGTTTCATTTCGGGAACGATTTAATCAAAAAAATATCCTATTTCTTCTTTAGTATAACCAAGTATTTTCGCAATGATAATTAACTCATCAGCTCCAATACCTACCATTCCATTTTCTCTCTTTGAATATTGCGATCTTGATTTCCACCCCAATTCTTTAGCTATTTGTTCTTGACTAATATTTTTGTTGATTCTAGTTTGCTTTAATCTTTCTAGGTTCAGTTTCAAAATTTCACCTCGTTTCCGTTTCCTATCGGGAACATTTACAATTATTACAAAGACGTTCCCTATTGTCAACAAATTTTGTTAATTTATTGTAAAAAAATTTTTTATACCTATTTTTTACCTATTTAACTGTATTTTATAAAAAAATGTATTGTTCCGTTTGGGAACATATGGTATATTTAAATTGTTCCTTTTAGGAAACATAATATGAGGATGGTAAAAACTATGAGAAATAATGATGAAATCATTTCAATTATAAAACAATTAATGGAACAGCAAGATTTATCTACTAGCGAGTTAGCTCGTAGAGTTAATATGGCGAAATCTACTGTTTCGAGATATTTGAATAAATCGCGTGAACTTCCATTGAATAAAGCAGATGATTTTGCTAAAGTTCTTAAAGTTACGCCAGAATATCTTTTAGGATTAGAAAAGAAAGAACCAAAGACAATAGACACTATAGCTGCACATTTGGATGGTGAATTAACTGACGAGCAATGGGAAAAAGTATTGGAATTTGCTCGTTTCATTCAAAAAGACGATAAATAAGGGATGTGTGTGTGTTGGGGAATTACGAAAAAATGTTAATGGATTACGATCATATCAAGATAAAAGAAACGAATATCTTACCTGACAATTTAGGTGGACTGAATTTCAACAATATTATTTTATTAAACAACAAAAATAAACATTTAAAAAAAGTAGAAATTTTAGCTGAGGAAATAGCTCACTATAAAATAACTTATGGTGATATAAGAGACCAAACAAAGATGATAAACAGAAAGTTTGAATTGAAAGCTCGTCGCTTGGGGTGTGAGTTAGCGATAACCTTAGATGGAATAATAGAGGCTTTTCATTGTGGAGTGCACAATCTCTATGGTTTAGCAGAGTTTTTTGAAGTTACAGAACAATATGTATTAAACGCAATAAATCATTATAAAATGAAATATGGTTCTTCAACTTGGTACAAAAATTATGTAATTAAGTTTGAACCCCTTCAAGTTTTCGAACATCACGAAATAAATTAACCAACCTTTAACGTGTATCCTTGTACACGTATGTCTAATTATAGGTTGTTTGATATAAATTAAATTTATTATTAAGGAGTGTTAATGTATGAAAAAAGTCTTATTTTTAATTTTAGCTAGTTTTTTAGTATTAGCAGCTTGTGGAAGTAAAGAGGAAAACAAATCAGAGGATAAGAAAGAAACGACGTCATCTGACAAAGAGAAAAAGGAAGAACCTAAGAAACAAGATAAGAAGAAATCAGATGATACTAAGAAAAAGAATGATGAAAGTGATAAACAAGTAGCTGATAACACAAGCAATCAACAACAAGATAATGCAACACATGATAATGCAACACATGATAATGCAACACAAGATACCGAAGATCAACAACAGGCAAACAGTCAACAAGCGCAACAATCTCAAAATCAAGTAAATCAACAGCAATCTCAAAATATCAAAGATAAAACTTTACAAGAAACTATAGAAGAAAATCCTGATAATGTTAATCCGTATAACGATTCTACTCAACTTGGTACAGATGCAATTAACAAACAATTAACACCTGAACAACAGCAACAAGCAGAAAATTATGACGACGTTGAGTTTGGCAAATCTTACATTAAAAATATGTATGAAAACGGTGAATTATCAAAAGATGAATACCAAGAGCGATTAAGTGGATTAGAAGAATAATTCAACGGGCAGTTCCCTACTGCCCTATATATTTTTATCTTTTTTAGGAGGAATTAGAATATGAATGTAAAAAAAGTAGGAAAAACATGGGAATATGATTTTAGATTTGATAAAAAACGTTATAGAAAACGTGGTTTTAAAACGAAAAAAGAAGCAACTATTGCGATGAATGAAATATATAATGAAGTCACTAATAGTACAACAATTACTTCGGATATTTCTTTCATAGATTATTTTGATAATTGGATTAAAGTCAATAAAGAAAATCGTGTATCACAATCAACACTTAATAGGTATACGAATGCACTAAATATTTTCGATGAAAAATTTGGAAACATTAAAATCAAAGATATTACACAATTGAAATATCGTGAAATGTTAAAAGAATACGCTGAAGGTCAATTTGTAGGCGGACGAAAAGAAGGAAGAACAAAGCAGAGTGTAATGAAACTTAATAATTGTTATTCACAAGCTTTTAAAGACGCACTTAATGATGGACTTATACAACGTGATCCAACTTGGAACGCACCTATATATGAAAAGAAAGCTACTAAAAATGAAGAAGCTAAATTCTTAAACTTAACAACTTACAAGAATTTAAAGGCATTTTCTAAAAGTAAAAATGAATTATCATATTTGGCGATTTTTATATTAATTGCTACTGGTGCTAGATTTGGAGAAGTACAAAAATTAAAATATGAAGATTTGAATAAAAAAGATTCGACAATACATTTAAAAGGTACAAAAACAAAATCATCAGATCGAATTGTTACGATTACAGATAAAGATATGCAACACATCCAAAATGTATTAAATGAAAGACCTTTACCCATAGACAGAACAGCATATATTTTTAATACAGGTGCAAATTTAATCAGTAATAAAGCAGTTACCAATACTTTTAGAAAGTTTCTTTTAGATGCTGGTGTAGGAAATTATACATTACACGCATTAAGACACACCCACGCGTCTATGCTTTTAAGCAAAGGATTAACAATACAATATATTAGCAAAAGATTGGGTCATGCAAATATTGAAATAACATGGCGGGTTTATAGCCATCTATTAGAAGAAACCAAAGCTGAAGAAGATAACAAATTGAATCAAGTTGTTGATTTTTAG